TGCTATCCCCCTGCTTCAACCCGAAGTTGATGCTCATCACGTACTTAGCGAGAATTAGATTCTCCATGCGGTATCGGTAGATTTCTTGCTGCCACTGTTCCTTACTAGCACCTGGCTAGTCCGACTATCGCTTCAACAAAGCGGTTATACGCTCTGCTGCCTTCTCACTTAGTCTGTGCGGGTCACGCTTCATGGCGGTCAACTCGTCTCTTATGGCGCGTTTGATATCCTCTGATATCTGCTCACCCTTTATAGATGTCTCCATCCATAGAAGAAAACGTGCTTGCTCTTGTTTGATATAGAGGTGGTTAACTACATTCCTTAAGAACATGCAGGTTAGTCTATAACCCACAAGTTCCCAGCTAAATGAAATATCCCAGTTTTCGTTCTTCGGTGTGCGTTGGGTCAAGTGACCTCCAAAATTAGTAACGCACATATCAAGAACCTCTTTGGCGGGTGTACACATATTAATGCGTAACCTAGGTCTAATGTACTGGACTCCGTTTACACGGTTTACCTGCACATCTAAACAACCCTCACCATCTATCAAACCTGCCAAATACTTCCAACTTAATCGCTTCATAGGTTTTGTCCTGAACTGCGTTTGTGGTATATCGTGTTCCCTCTGGTTCCGTTAAGTCCCAGTTATTCAGAGAAGGTTTTACATCCCCTACTTAAAAGGGATAAAAGCTCTCGCTTCACTTTTACCAATCATCTCACCTGAATATCCACTCATATCATTCCTCTAGTATACAAAATTAATTAGCCAGGTCTACCAGGTTTCTGGAGTAGGCATCGTTGATATCATTGGCATTTTTCTGGTATTCTGCCAATGAGAGGTTCTCAATCTGTGACTGGGTGTACAGGAACTTGGCTGAGGAACGGTTAGTCGTTGAACCCTGACGGTCAAAGCGTGGGGGTGTTGGGACTGAGCTGCCACCGTCCTGAGAAATCATCGCCCAGATAAGCTTCGCACCCTCAGTATTGTCGAGAGCCTTCTGCATATCGGGGGAGAGTGTCTGGTACTTGGCAACTACCTGGTCGTAACGGTCGTCAAACTCGTCACCCCACTCGCTCTTGAGTGGTTGCTTCTGCTGTTCGATAAGATTCTGATTTCGGTATCCGCTAAAATCTTCGAGCATCTCCACGACAGCCGCGATAGGAACCCCCAGCTTTGCCTCCAGTGCTTTTAGTGCTGCCTCCTGAAAGTCACTTTCAGTCTTGAAGGAGTAGGACTCAGGTGGCGTAACATCCTCCACTGGCTCCACAACTTCCTCAACCGGAGCGGCTTCCACATCACCAGGGTCTTCCTTATCAAATAGCCCTAGTTCTGCACCCATCTGGCGCAGCTTATCCTCTTCCGTCTGTTCAACAACGGGGACATCAGCCTGGATTTCATCACCCTCAAATACACCGTCACCATAGATTGCCATGTCGTAACTCCCTTTGTGATTTAATGTTGTTACCTGTCGTTGTTTTTAGATTAGCCCTTGCTCCTGCGCCTGTTGGTCTGCAAACTGTTGGTCAGCCATTACCTGAGTCTCAACAGCTCGACCCATCTCCTGTCCACCAACCTGCTGTGCCCCGGCGATTGCCATCTGGTTGGGGTCAGTGGGCATAGGTGGTTCAGCCTGCGCGTTAGGGTCTGGTGGTGGTGCCGCTGGCTCGTCCATAATGAACCTGCCTGCCTCCTCCCCCGTGAACCTGGCGGTGACATCCTTTGCCACCTCTGCCCAGTCCACGAGCTGCGCCATTTCCGGTACGGCTGTGATGGTCGCTATCCACTCAGTCCGCATCCGCAACTCAAACTCCCGGTCTGCTACGTGCTGTGCCCCACGAGCCTTAATCTTGAAGTCGTAGCTCAACTGGTCTAGACCCACACGGGCATACCACCACTCATCCGACGTGTTCCCCCGTGCTGTCACAACCTCTGGCTCCACGACAAACTGCTGGGCATACGTGTAGGCTCGTTGGAGGAAGGGCATCAGGGCAGTATCCTCAATGTGGGCGTGGATGTTGGACAGTCTGTTGCCCCCCGCATCCCGTACCGCCTGTACCTCGGTAGCCGTCACGCGCTCACCACTACGCCCCGCACCGGAACCCACGAACGCACCCGTCCCCGTCGCTTTATCAATCTTGGTTTCCAGGGTAGACTCCTCTGTCAGGCTTACTCCCTGGAATTGATTATTTTGTATTAAGGGTTGGATGGAATTTAGGTCGCCGACCGGGATAATTCTCCCTGGTTCTGAGTAGACATCGTTCAGGTCAATGGTTCCGTCATTAACCGCAAGCCACATGGGATTGACTGCCAGCTCGACCGCATCCAATCGGTTGTTGCTGATGATGTTCATGGTGTGGAGTAGACCCAAGGCTGGTTCCAGTGCCCCCATACCATAGGGACTGTTGACCATCGGTGTGTACGTCCCGACGATGAAGGGCTTACCACCCCAGTACGGGTTTGTCTCGCACCGCAGGATGGTGTTGTCAATGAAGGTGACTACCACATCCGACAGTTCCACATCCGAGAGCTGGACAGTCCCCCAGAATTCCCACACCTCGACCTTATCCCCCATGTGCCAATCCCCGGCGCTACTCCCATACCCCACCAGGTAGTCGTAAGTCTCCCGGTCGCTGGACGTAACCCGATAGGATGTACCCGCCCGGATGATATCGTCACGGGTCGCCATGTCGTACACCTCACTCTCAATCAACCGCAGGACTTCACCCTTGGTCTTGGTCATGCGGCGCATCATGCTCGATGTGTTGGGGTCGGTAGCGCAGGGGTCGAGGAAGACATCCACCATGTCCTCAACCGTAATGTCGGGCGCATTATAGATACACTTCTCAACCTCAGTCTGCTTGATTTTATCCTTACCGAGTGTGCGTACCTTGACATTCTTCTTGGTGGGCTTAGTCTCTAAACGCCAGGGTAGGCTGATAACGGAGGTTCCGGTTACAACTAGCTGTCGCAAGAAGCACTCGTACTTGTCCCGGAAGTGGGCAGCATCCAGCTTGGAGGAGAGGAAGGCTTTCATGATGCGAATAAACTTGATGTAGTCAACCTCCTCCGGCATGGGGGTTTCAGGTATCATGTCGAACCAGTCAAGGTTAGGGAAGGTGGCAGCCATCAAATAACCCACTACCGTCTCTACAATCTCGTACCCCTTCCCATTATTGACGCGGTGTCGCCAGTCTTTCTGGACATCGCCCACAGTCTTGTGGATAGCATTGGCTCGTAAGTAGTCCTGGGATTCAGGTGTGCCTAAGTATACAGCCCAGCACTCAAGCATTCGCTGGGTCATCTGCTGGCGCTTGTTGCTGTAGTCCAGACGGATGCTCTGGAGGATGCTGTGTAGCTCCTTCCCCCGCTGTGCCGCTGTCTTCATGGGGATTCCTGGGCGACTCATGCTCGTCATCAGGAGGTGTTCTTTGTCGAAGTTCAGATTTTTCATGATTAATACAAAAAATTATTAGGTGGGTGTTGTCTTCTGACCTTTCTATTCCCGAAGGGAAGATAAAGCTTGTATTTAACGGGTGCCACCCCATCGGGAGTTCGCCTCGTAGCGTTGTTTGTAGGCTTGTTTTACTGGTCTTTTAGCCAGCTCAACACACATAGCAAGGCAGTCGGGGAAGTCATCGTGCATGGTCTTGCGGGGGAAGAACATGATTTGGTCTTGCGCCACCTTGTTACCGAAGATGTGGCGTACCATCCAAAATTGCTGGTTGTTTATCAGTGGCTCCAGGGCGTTTAGGATTCTCATCGTCTTCTCACCCTTGGGGATGTACTGGATTACCCCAATTGGTCGGAACTTGTCGAAGGAATCCCGGATGAATTGCGTGAAGTGCCCGAAGCCCCCCACGGTTTCTACGTGAATCTGCCGCATATTCCAGTTGTCAGCCAGCCTGTAGATGTTCTCCAGGATTTCGGTAGACCTCCACCGACCCATTGCCATGTCGAACAGGTAGAAGTTCCCCACCTCATCCTTCCCGCCCACGCAGAGGCAGGTATAGTCAGCGGTATCCGAGACGGAGGCTGCCGTATCTACCGTCATCACCAGACGGACTAGGAGTTTCTTGGTGCTGCCAGCAGCTGTAACCCAGCAAGCCTGCCCCTGCTCTGCCTTCTCAAAGAATTCATACCCCAGCGGTCGGATTTTGTCCCAATTCAGTTGCACATCCTCAGAAGCCAGCACCCGATTCAGGTATTGGCTGGCGAATCTCTGGGCAGTCATCGCCCTGCGGGTACTCTTCTCCAGGGCTTCATCCCATTTCTCGTGCCACAGGTAGCCATCCCCGCTATCCACCCCATTCTTGTAGATGTTCTGCTGGAATACCTTGAATCCAAGCTCATCCTGGTTGTCGATGATGTACCCGTAGTAGTCGTCCAGGTCGTAGCGTGTGCCCACAATGTTGAAGACACCACCCGTCCGGCAGATGACATCGGCAGAGGCTTGAGTCAGCTTGGCACCATTCTTCAGCAGGTCTTCCAGCCAATCATCGTAGTATTCAGGGTCAATGATGGATTCAATGTCGTAAATCCAGGACATCAGCTTCGCACGTTTCTCTGGGGTCGAGATGTTGTCGTAGGTGATGATGTCGTCGAACTGGGCTTCATCAAAGTGCATCCCGGTAGCCTGGGAACCCACCGAACCAACCATGAGGGTAGGCTCTTTCAGGATAAATTCCCGGTTGACCTGGAGGGCATTGGAACGCCAGATAATTTTTTTGTCCTCCGCTTCGGTATACTCACCATCCTCCTCAAAAGCCTTGCGCCTGCTGCGTCCCAGCTTGTCCATCGTGGGGATTAGGTTGCCGGATATGTGCGGTCGGGAGTTCCAGACGTGTTCCTGGAGCCAGTCGTTCTCCAGGTATGCCTTTGCCTCCCGGACGAAGGCGGAAGACAGCTCGTTCTTGGATGTACCCACAAAAATGCGGATGTTGGGGTTCTGATAGATGCGCCATAGGACTCGACCGACCGACATGATGGTTGATTTGAGATGACCTCGTGGCATCAAGGTCAGGTGACGGTTGACTCCTGGCTCTTTGTGAGAGTTCCAGTAGAAATCCCATAAGTCCCGATGGCATTGGGAGAAACGGCTGGAGCTTCCCTGGTAGTTAATCATGTCAACGAACACCCAGAAATTCGTGAGTGCCTGCACCTTCTGTGCCCTGGTAGGAATCTTGGGTTGACCGCGCCTGCCTTGTGTTTTAATTGCCATATTTATTTAGCAAGTGAACCCTTCGGGTTAATACAAAAAAAAATAAGGGGTGGGTGTAACTTGCCCAGCCCCTTATCAGAGAGAGTTACTTTATTCAATTAGCCCCCTAACTAACACCCTCAGCGTTCACGTACCTCCGGGCAGTGGACGTACCAATCCCAACAGCCTCCGCAATTTCCTTGAACGTTTTACCCTCCCTACGCAGGATGCACATGTAATCCCGCTCATCCCGTGTCATCAACCTGTGGGGGATATGTGGTGCTTTGGGTGGTGCCGTCAGGTCTTTCGGCTTGTTCTTGCTGCCAAGTGGTCTACCTTTCCAGCCTTTCCGGGGCTTCTTCTGGGTGATGTGCCGTGGAACCACTATGGTTTCCAGCGTACCCCCCAGAACTTGACCCAGGACATCCGCCACGTCCGCCGCGCTCATTGTCGTTAGATAATCAGGGCGCACCACCCCCTCAATACCGACGCTCCATCTTCCCATAACTTACCCTACCTTATTTTTTTGTATTGCTTCCCAAATCATTTCCATCCGGCGCATCTGGTCAGCCGCGACCCTATCCCAGTCATTACCAAGTCCACTGGCATCCAATCTACCCGTGTTGGGATTAGTGAAGGAATTGGTTCTAGCATACAGGATACCCGCTGCCCCAGTCAACCCCTTCTGCTTGGCATCTGCCAGCCAGTCGATATACCCACCCCGGTCGAGCGCTGCCTGGGGTGCTTGGTTTGCCAGGTCAATCCCGTTCATCCGCTCCTCTAGGTTGAGGGTCATGGAGTAGCTGGCAGCAATCTGGGATAGGGTCGCGTCCTGACCTCTGAGACGGTCTAGTTGCTTGTCATCAGCGTGTTCCGGTGAGTCAGCCTCGTGCTGGTAGGAGAAGCTTCCTAGATTCCAGACTCCGTTTCCAGGGTCAGTGTGCCCGGCGTAAGCATCATTAAACCCTCCGTCAGGTCTTCTTGTTCCTTCAGCAGAGCCAACTGCGATTGAAACCAGGCTATCTTGGCTTCCAGCGAATATATCTCCAGACGAATCTGCCCCAGCTTGAGGTACCGGGTCTTGTATGTCGATGTCATTAACGACGGGTGTTGGTTCATAGGGGTCGGTGAAGTTGAGGGAGGTGGGTGGTGGTGCCGCCTGACCAAATAAGGGTTGGTCAACAAACGAGAGTGCTGCATTGGCGGGGGGTGCAGTCGAGAATATAGCAGTGAAAACGGGCAAAAGCCAGAGGAACTTTTTCAGCACGGTTGTGTACCCGGATGGTGTAGAGGTAAAGAAAGGGGAGTTAGTAGCTCCCCCATGTGACCAATCAAATCAAGTATAGCACAGTTGTGGCAAAAACAACCATAGAGTTTTCTCTATATCTCTACACTATCACCTGCACCCCGGTCGCCGAAGAAGCTGGAGCTTGCTCGGTCGGTGATGTTGAAGAAGGGAACGAGGACTACCTTCCACTGAGTCAAGTCAGTGTCAGCAGCAGTGACTCGTACCCGGAGGGACTGGTTGGTGGTATCGGCATCAATAGCAACAGCAAAAGCCGCAACGTTCCCTACGTTGTAGAGGAAGTTGGGG